TTGATTAATTAATGTTGAAGGAACAGCTACTCCAGTAGTGTTTTCAAGAGTTAACGAAGGAGGATTTAAAGGTGGTTTAACAATAACAGATATGTCATCTTCGGTAAATGCGTTAGCAGCATAATACTTAAGTATATTTAATCTTCTAGGTGGGTTTAAATTGTCTGTCCAAAAAAGTAAGTCTCCAATTATGTTTACTCCTGTTATTACGTATTCAGAGTCAAATTTTAAAATTCTTCCAGTAGTATCTTTAAGGATTATTGCAGTAGAATTAGCTGACTCGTTGTATCTTAATATATAATCAAAGTTAGTGTCTTTAACAAACCAGTAAAATTCTTCAGCAGCTGGATTTGCAATAGCTCCTATTGTTTTAGCAGCAGAAGTTAAGTAAGTTAAATCACCACCAACTTGAGTATTACCCAAGAGATTCTCTATAGACCCTACATTTGAATTGGCAGATGTTGATACACCTATATTTTGTCCATCTCTATATACTCCAGGAGGTATAAGGCGTTCATCGAGGTCCTTATTCATTATCCCCTTGGTGAATGTTCTTGTTAATTTCATTTAATCCATTTATCTCTTCCTCTCAAAGGCATTAAAAGTCTTCCAGGGTGAAGATTGCTTAATCTAATTTTGGCATTTCTAAGTTTAGCAGTTTTTTCTTTTCTAGCTCTTGTTATAATGTACTCTTGAATATTTAACTTGTTCTCTAAAATAGCCCATCTAATATAAGCATATAAGTAATCTTCAGCTAGTTTATTAATAACTATTTCGTTGTCATCTCCGTTTTCCATACCATCTGATATGTACTCTAGAACCACGATTCTGTTACCCATCTCTGAGCTAAAATTAATTACACCCCCAGCTTTATCTATTCTGAAATTAGGATTCTGATTAGCAAGTGACGTATTCATTCCGTAATTACCTCCTAAAGAAAATCCAAAGTACCATTCTCCATCGCAGCAAAATCCTTGCTTATTATTATATGGATGCCCAGTATTCAAATATAATGTAGGCCTGGTTCCTTTAATTCTTTGTAAATCTAAAGTAGAGTTCTCTGGGCTTAATGCATTTCCATTTATGTCAAATAGTATTTCGGCATTTTGGTCTTGCAAATAAGCTGAAGAAAAATTAGTTTGAAAGTTCTCTATTAAGGGTCGTAAAACACCGTTTTCATAAAGAGATATTCTAACATAGTTGACATAATCAGAAGGCAATATATACTTTAAGTCATCTGTAACTTGCAATTCTAATATCTTTATGCTTTTTAAAGCATCATAGTTTATTTCTTGTATACCTCTTTTAGCATGAAACAAAATATTGTATCTAGTAACATTACTAACTAATTTATCATCTCCTGAATACATTAGCTCAAAGTTGTTGACTACATCGGCTAGTGATACATACTGGTAATCTCCCCAGTTTAAATTCTTAGGAACAACATCGTCATTAGTATAATATTTTCTATCAGTTATATAAGCCATTAAGATTCAGTTTTAATTTGTAGGATTTCTTCGCTCTTTTCAAAGTTAACTACCGCTTGCTCTCTAATACTTATCCCTGCGTATTCGCATATCTTAATAGTAATATCTATTGCATCTGACAACGGTAACTCAAAGTCTTGGTAAGAAGCGCTAGTAGGATCAAATACAGGATCACCATCTGCCCCAATAGAGTTATATGTCCATGCTGGAGTTTGAGGATATCTAACATAAGTTAATAAAACATCTGAAGTAATGGATTCTGGGTATACTTGAACTGTATTTGCCGTTGGACTAATAGGACTAGTAATAGGAGCCGGACCCAGTACGTAAGCTGGATAAGAAGTATTAGGCGCTGTTAAATTAGAAGAAAGTAATTTACCTATTTTATATTGAGATACTCTTTCTATTTCTGTATAAGTTTTTACTGCTGGAACCACCTCTAGTTTTAATAAAGTATACCAGTCGTTAGGTAATGTAAATGAACCAGTTGCTACATGAGTTAAAGCACTAGACACAGAGAAAGTATCCAAAACTTCTTTCATTTCTTTTACAATATCAGCATAAGACTCACCTGACATTCTTTGGTTTTGCTTCTTTGTCCAATTGGCTAGGCTAAAAAAGTATCCTTCAAATACCTCTAGTTGAGCTTGGTTTGCAAATAAGTTAAATTCTTCTGGTGTTAAGTACCCGTTGTTGTTCTTGTTTAGTATGGATAGTACGGTGTTTCTTACCTCGTTGATCATCGAAAGCTATTTCTCACAAAGATAAGCAAAAAAAAAGAGCCCCACTTGGAGACTCTTATAGTAATTGTTTTGGTTTGTAGTTAGGCTATGCTAATTCCAATAACTTTTTGATTCAAGAAAACCGCCTCTGGAGCAACATTGGTCCAGGAAGTTATTAAAGCTTCTTCCATTTGCTCTTGTACTTGATCCCTCATTGCTTCACTTCCAGTGCCTACCGGCGTGTGAACTAAAGTTATCAAATCAGTTGCGCTAGGCCCATCATAAGCAATGGTAGTTGTGCTTTTACTAAGTTGCTCTACTAATCCTACGTTAACTATAGAGACTAGTTGATTATCGAAAGAAGTGCCTGAATGAATAAAAAATGCTTTACCTGCAGGTATTGGAGTTGTTCCACCATCTAAAGCTGTTAAAGTAAGATTATTGCTGTCTATTTTACTAGCAACTATAAAATACTGATTATCTGTAGATTGATGAACAATATCACCAACAGAAACACCAGCAAATACATTACCAGTATCCGTTAAGTCTGCTGACCCAACTGGAGTAACTGCTGTTCCATTTATTATCAAGTTATATACGGGTACGTTTAAAAACTTTTCCATATCTTAAACTATTGCGATTAGGCTTACTGCTTTTGGCACTGCTAAATCAAGAGAAACATTAGTCCATCTTTGGCTTAAAATGTTAACTACTCCGTTTTGAATAGCATCTCTCATTTCTTCACTTCCAGAAGCAACTGCAGCGTGAGTTAGAGTTGTTACTTTTCCTCCTCCATAAGTTATAGTTACTGTAGTTGTACTAGCTTGGATGATTATTTTGATGTCGTTAGCTGAGACAAGCTGACTTTGCTCCCCAGTAACTGGTATACTTAAAAACTTTTGCATTGTTTAAAAAATTAAGTGGTTAATAAAGAGCAAAGATAACTTATTTATTTTACTTTCTTTTCCAGTAACTCGAGGACTTCTAGCCCATCGTCTGTTTTAAAGTAAGATATTAATGAACGCTTGTGGTCCTCACCAAACGGAACAGTAATAATTCTTTTTTTGTTTTCTTTTAAATTGTAATAGATTTCTCTTTTGTTTTGACGGTAATTGATTATACCTTGCTCAAAAGCTTTTATCACTAACTCTTCTAGTTCTAAATCCGAGTCATCTAACATTTCCAAAAACCCTTCTGGATCTTCTCTGGCATATATTAAGATGTCTCTTTTTAACTCATTAGTTTTTATTGATTCTATTCTAGATCCCATAAGAACTCTTCCAATCATTTCCATTTTTTCAATAGATAAATCAGAAGCTTTTTTTAAGGCATCTATCTCTAAGTTTAATACATCTAGCTCTGTTTGTGCATCACGCTCTAAATCTACTTCTTCATAAAGAGTACCATTTAAAGGGTGAAGTTCTAAAAAGTGTTGAAGTAAAGTGTCAGATCTTTTAGTGTTTAAAAAACCATCTTCAAAAACAATAGGTTCTATTAATACATTTTTATCTTGCTCGTCTTCGAAAATAGACTTTTGATTTTTGGCATATCTCATTGCCCTGTTGATTCCCTTTTCTTCATCGAAGTGTAATAAGGGGTTACTCGGTGAGTGAGTTGAATTGATCATAGTAGATATAGGTGTTTTGTCTGATTTTAACCTATACATTCTATCTTTTAATACTTGTTTTTTCATTTGATTTGATTTTATTTTATTATGTAAATAATAGGGGGCCGAAGCCCCCATATATAATTGTCTTTTTTATCCTTTGAACAATACAAAGTTGTTTGCACCCATTGTACATAACGCTCTTTCAGATAAGAAGTTTACTTCCATTCTGTCAAAGTTAGATGATGTTGCACCACCGGCACCACCAGTCATCCATGTTTTGTAACGTCTGTCTTCTGTTTCAGAAGCTCTGTATCTTACATGTAAGAATGGTCTTTTAGCATTTTGTCCTAAAACCTGATCGTATACTGAAGTAGAACCAGCTGGTACAAGAGTACCGCTTACTTTTCCACCACTAATACCACCTCTTAAAGTAGCATCGTTTAAGTATTTCCAATCTGACTTGTAGAAATCATACCCTCTTCTGAATCCTTTGAATCCAAGGTTTAATGCCATTTCTTCGTCATTGTCAAACAATCCGTAAGAAGTACCACCTGCACCGTAAGAGTTCTGAGCTGCTAACATGTCATCAATTGCGAAAGAGAAATTTCTATCAACAAAGATTACATTTTCCTGAATAGCACCTTGCTTGTCTAACCTTTTGATTATAGTATCAAATGCAGCCAAAGTAGTTGGAAAACCACCAGCCCATACATTTCCTCTATCTTCAATAGCTTCGAACATACCTTCTGTACCTGCACTATTAGCTAAACCTGTACCTGTTGGGTAAGCTGATCCATTTAACTGAGTTAAAGCACCAGAAGCATTTTCAGCAATAACACCTTCAATCATAGAAGTTTCTAAGTAGTCTTCAAATCTTAGTCTAGTTTCATGCTCAGACTTCAAATACCAAAGATATCCAGTAGCTCCATTTTCAGTAGTTACTTCAACCCATCCAATTTGAGCCATATCAGAACCAGAAACAACATACTTGTCTTTGATAATAATTGGTTTGTTAGATAAGAATATATCTTCAGACTCTAAAGAACCGATCATTCCATCTGTTCCTTGTCTAAATTCTGAACCGTATACGAAAATAGTAGCTGTTCCAGCCGCCATTCCTGCTGCTTGAGATGCTTCATAGTAAGCTACGTCAAAAGCATCAACCCTGTTAGCTGCTGCGCCAGTACCTACTGCCGTTACGATAGCTTTATTTGAAGTTGATCCACCATCTAAAGATATAAATAGTGTTTGACCTACTCTAAAGTTACAAGCTTCATTATTAGCAGTTAACCAAGGAACAGAAACAGAATTTGTAGCTCCGTCTGTCTGAGTTGTAGTACATCCTACGTATTTTGTATGTAGTCTACCTTGCTCTGCCCATTTGATAAGGTCTGAGTTAGTAGGCATTTCAGCTCCTACCATACGTAAGAAAGCTGCGATTGTTCTGTTACCGTATCTTTCGAATTCCTTTTCGTAAGTATCAGGTAAGTACTGACTCAAAAAATTGAAATCAGTTATATAGTTTCCTGGTAAAGCTGCCTTTACCGAACTGGGAGTTAATGCAACTCCACCAGCGTTTAATGATCCTGCCATTGTTTTTGTTTTTAGTTATTAGTTTTTGTTTTTGTTACTTTTTATTCTTAATCCAGAACCACTACTACTACTAACTGCTGAAACTTTAAAACCTCCACTAGACATTGATTGAGTTGCGTTACGAACACCATTCATATCAATATTTTTACTTTCCTTAGTTATGTCATTTACTGCATCTGATTTACCTTGTTCATAAAAGAACTTGGCAAACGAATCAGGTTGCATAGCTAATGAAAGTGACTTATGATACGAAGCGGCATCTTTTAAGTAACCATCTTCATTCAAGTGTTTAGTTATGAAGTTATTAAGATCTGACTGCGACTCTTTCAATTTTTCAGAATCAGCAGGTTTATATTTTAAAGACTTGTCATTTAACTGGAATTCGAAACCTTCAAATTTCTCATTAAACAATTCGTTTGTTTTATTGTTAAAATATTCTGATCTTTTTGTTTGTTCAGTTTGTGATTGTTTTGACTCTGTTTTATTATTCTTGTAAGCGTTAAAATCCTCTAACTCTTCGGCAGGTATAAAATCCTTTGTTGACTCAACTTTTGTCTTATATGTTTCCTTGAGTTTGTTAAAGTACTCTTTTGCTTTTGCAAGCTCTTCTTTCTTTGCTATCTTTCTTTTTCGAACATCAGAAGCATCATCTGCATCTTCATCGTATGAAAATCTCTCACTAAGTTCAAAATCTACATCATCTGAATCTAAATGAGGCTTTTGTTGTTTCCAAAATTCAAACAGCAACTGGTCTTCATTCATATTATCAACATCTTTTGTTAATCTTATGTAATCATCTAGACCTCTTCCAGTTTCCTTTTTATAGTTTAAATAATTAACTACTTCTTCAGGAAGGTCTGGGTTATCTTTACGTTTAGAAGTTAAATCGTCTAATGACGAGACTTCTTCACCATATCTATTTCCAATAAATGAAAGAACTTCTTCCTCACTTAAAGAGGGTTTATCTTTTACTTTCTCTTCTACTTTTTCCCCAACTTTAGCTTCTTCACTAATTATTGGTGTTTCTGAAGGAACTTCTGTCGTTTCAACTTTAGTTTCTTCTTGATCGTGACCTGCTTTTTTTAACAAGTCTGACTCTCTTTGTGACGCTGACTTTTCTACAGCATCATCTAGAGCTCTTACTTTTATGTTGTCCATTTGATTTGATTTTAATTATACAAAGTTACTACCTTTTTTTTGATTTCTATCTGGGATTAAACTCAGCGAAATTAAATCCGTCTAAACTATCTTCGTTAGATTCAAAATTTATAGGCGGTAATTTACTTTGTCTTTGTTGTATTAACTTAGATTGTTCGGTATTTTGTTTTGATATCCTATCTGACTTAGCGTTCTCTCTTTGCACTTCTCTTTCTTGCATGCTACCTACATCAACTCCTTTTAATTGCATCTGATACATGAATTCTTCTGCCATAAGTTCTTTCTTAAGAATCGCTTCTTGCTGTAGTTTTTGTATAGCAAACTGTGTTTCAGATTTTTCTATTTCTATTTTAGCTTGCATCTCTGCTTGTATTGACTGCATCTTACTCTGAGCTGCGGCTTGTTGAGACTGCATGTTCATCTGACCTTGCATTTCCATTTTTTGATTCTCTCTGTCTACATCTTGCTCTTGTTTCTTTCTTCTTTTTAATTTCAATAACTCATTTGCCATCTTAAGATTTTTTACTTCTCTAATGTCAATTGCATCTTCTAAACTAATTTGATCACGACTCATAGCCATTTGAATATTAGCTTCTAATTGTGCTTTTTGTTCCTCATCTGGAGCTACTTCTAAAAACACTCCGAAGTCATGTAGATATAAATCTTTTATGTTTTCTAATATAGATACGTTGTACTTACCTACTTGCATAGCAAACTCTTCTTTGAAGTCTGCATACTCTAAAACATCAGCCAATCTACAAGACAATGCTTCAGCTAATTTCTGAGTTATTTGAACATTTGCTTCTAATATATGTCTAGTTGCTACATTTGAATTTAAAGCAGCTAATTTTTGTAAACCTACTAACGCATCAGGATTAGGAGTTGTTGCGTCTCTAGCCTCGTTAAGACCCGTCACATCTCTAATCATATTTAAGTAATGGTTGTAAGAACTTATTAAACTAGCCATCTTAGCTTGACCGCTATTAGTACCTAGTTCTTGTATTGGAACTCTAGCATTGTTAAATTCTCCATCTTGAGTATAGCTTCTACCAATAACACTACCTGTTTGAAAATATAACTTTAATGCATCTTCTGGATTATAAGCAGCGCCTGTGCCTAAGTCAACTTCGTTTAATCCATCAGCATCAATAAATACACCATCTGGAACTACTCTAGAAATAACTTGTTGTAATTTTAAATGAACTATCTGTATTAAGTCCGCAAACGTAATCATTCTTCTAACCAGTGATTCTATAGCTCCTTTATACATTCTAGGTGCAGCTCCTATGTAATTAGGTAAAGCATACTGAGAAGCTGATTTAGGTCTAACCATGTTTTTAGCCAATTCCCATTTTATTACTTTTTGAGTACCCATTACCATTATTCCTTCGTACCAAACATCAATTCTTTTTTCTAATTTTTCGAATCTTTCTTGTTCTTCTTCAGGAGGATTAAATGTGTCTTCTTTTCTTATAGTTTTTTCACCGCCATTTTCCATGTACTTTTTCTTATAAACCATTTTTTTAGTGGTCTTATAATTATAGTACAGTAACGTAACTACATCTTTTTGAAATAAACTATCTTGATAAGGTCTTGTTATGCCATAATAGTTATACCATAGTGATGACATTTTAGATATCTCTTCCATCTCTTCTAAACTGATATCTGGCTTTATCTTAGCCAACTCTGTTATTGGAACTTGTTTTACTTCTCCAAAATAAAAGCAGTCATCAAAGGTTGGACTTTCTGTATAACTATATACTAATGAAGCTGGATCTACATATTCTACTGAAACACCAGAGTTAGGTAAAAACTGATGCTTTACAAATGAAGTACCTAAAACCATAAGGTCATAGTTTACTTGCTTTTGTATCCTTTGTTTATAATGGTTTTGTTCTAGTAATGTGTCTATAGCTTCTTCTTCAGCAATTTCAATCGCTGGTTTATAATTCATTTGCATGTATAGTGCTAACTCTTGCTCGCTTTCTGGTAGGTCTTGCTTAGGTGTATTAAACATATCTATACCAAACATTGCTTCTGTAGCGTCTAGCATAGGCTTAGCAATCATATCTGCCTCTACAATTTCTTGAAACTTGTGTTTTTTCTCAGCAGACATAGCGTCTTGAGCTACTGCTTTTACATCAAACAATCTATCTGCCATTCCGTTAACTACAATGTCCACAAACTTTGGGATAATAGGAACTGGTGTCCAATCTAGATTTAGATAACTTAAGTCTCCATCTACAGATATCTCATTTTTATACTTACCTATTGGCTGTTCTCCTCTAGCGTATAACCTTAACCTGTGAAATTCCACCCACTGATCATAAAATTTACAACTATTTCCGCTTCTATTAAACCATTCGTATTGTATTGCTTCTCCTATTTGTCTACCATATTCGATAGTTTCTTTTTCTGCGTCTGTTGCTAGTTGATTTGGGAAGCTTGTTTGATTAATTATAATTGAGGGTTCTTTCATTTTTACTTTATAATCGTGCTCAATGCACCTTTATTATTATATCTCGCAAAGTTAATGCTTATTTTTGATTCTTTCTTAACAGAATGGTATAGGTGCTTTTGATTGGCCATTATTGCTAGTCCAGAACTTATAGTCGCATCATATTTTGTTCTGTTGTTAATGTCAAATTTAGCCCAGTCTTCTAGAGTTCTTATAAAATTCATAGAACCCATTTCATCTGAGTCTCTTTCAATTCCTTCTAAATCCAATCCTACATGTTTTTCAATATAAGATTCTACCGCTGTTGCGTGAGCTTGTTTTACAGCTTCAGAAGAATTAGGTATTCCACCAAGTTCTTTTTCTGTTTTTGAAAGCTTCATTTTAGGTTTGTCAGGTCTGTTTATAGAAAATGATCTATAGCCTCTGTTTTTAAAATGATACAATAACCTAGGTTTATTATTTTCCACAAGTATAGGCATCCCATAAAAAACACAAGCCATTAATACTTCTTCAAAAAATATCTCTGCTGTTTGAGGTCTAGCTACATATTCTAAAAAAAACTCATTAGAAGGAGCTTCTTCCATATTAAACTTTGTTAACCCATGAAGCGCACCATTAGATCCTATACCCCCAACAGTTCCTGAAATGTCATAGCTATCACAACCAAAAGATCCTAAGTGTTCGTTGCCTGGATAAAACTTACCTCCATTTGACATTACGTTGTTTTGTATATTTTTATTAGGCACCCAAGAAATTAAAAACCTACCATGCTTATCAGGTATCCATAAAACTTTAGAATCTAAAATACCATCTTTCCACATAAACTTACCTCTGGTTACAACTCTCTGTGATATTAAAGCATCATTATAATCTATTTGTTGATATATTTTAGTTAAGTTAAATAAAGACTGTTTACTTTCATCTCTAAAAGCATGTGATTCTGTTCTTGGAAATTGTCTATAAAACTCATTTAAAGCATCTGAATCTGTTTTTAAAGAATCAACTTCGTTTTGCCAGTAATCTATTACACCTAAGTTTATCAATTCTTTATCTGCTCCTATTACCGGTTTGTCAGGAGTATGTAAAACAGCGTGTCCGAACTCATCTATGTATCCTTCAAAATTATGTTCCATAGGAATAAACAACGAATACAACCCTGACTTAGTTTGACCATTAGCGTTTCTTTTAGTTGCGTCAGAATCATGGTATAGTTTTTTAAAATTAGCACCACCTTTGTCTAGTGCGTTTGAAGTAGATCCCATCATGCATTTTCCCACTATTCTACTACCTAGTCTTAAACATGTTTTAGTTACCCTCCAGTTGTTTAGTATGTTTTCAGGCTTATCCCACTTTCCACTTTCGTCATGTATTAACAGTAATAGTTTTTCCCCATCATAAGAGTTGTCAGAAGTGTTTTTCCAATCTAAAACAGTGTCTAGTCCATCCATTACCAGCTCATCTGTTTTACCCATGTTTTTCTTAGTTATTTTACTAGCTGGAACTCTATATGCTAATTCTGTTTTAGGCTTATCCATTCCGTCTTGAATAGGTTTAAAAAAGAAAGGGTAATTGTTAGATATAGGAACTACTTTATCCGTAAACATTTTTTTTGCATCTCCTCCAGTTTTAGAAAGAATACCAACTCTTGCGTCTCTAGTAATAGTTCCTTTGTTAACTGCTTCACAAGAACTCATAAAAGAAAATCCAGAACGTCTGTTTTTTAAGTAACACATTCCAAAACTTCTTTTATCTGCTTTACAAGCTTCCCAAAATAAATAAAATATTCTGTTAGATTCTCTAAAGTCTGGTTTGCCTATATCTATTTTTGTCCAATTTAAATACATGTAATGAGTTCCAGTAATGTAAGTCGATTCATTATTGTTAGTAAACCAGTAGCCATTTTCTCTTTTATTAAATTCCTCTTCAATGTAGTTTACCCATTTAGACTTAAATACATTATCTCTTTTTTGCCAATCAAATATTGTTTTTATAGATGTTAAATCTTTAGGCAAATCTATTGTTGTCCACTTATTATATTTAGTATTAATTGTTTTGGGTTGTTTTGGAAGACCTATTTTTAAGCCTTGAATATTATAAACATCACCTAAGGTTCCGTCTTTAGATATTATTACAATATCATACTTTTCGTTATATCCATACTCCCAAGTCTTTGCTTTGTTTTTGGTAGTTATAACAGTTTTCTGTACGAAATCATGTACAACGTTATGTAGTCTATTTTGATCGTTTTTCTGCAAATCCCTGGTAAGCTTTTTTTTCAATAACTTTTTCTTCTAGTATTGCTTGTTCGTCTTGTATTCTCTTTAAGATTTCAAAAGCATCAAAAATAGCTAACTTCTTAGTTGCTGCTGCATTTTTTAATCTGTCCGCTGCTAAATCATCTTCGGCATCGTATTTAATGATATCTGTTTTAGCAACTTTAATAAGCTCTTTAACAGCTATCTCACCTGCTTTAATTATATCTTCTTTTAGTTTTTTTACTATATCAACACGCATATATCTATAGTTTTCATTCTGTATAAAGTCTCTCCCTCTATTT